GCATTATCATCAAACGATAAATCATTAGCTGACTTATCCCACATTACATTGTAATTATCACCATTAAAAGTTACATCGCCTGCTATATCAACATTACCATCAATATCTACAACGTCTAAGTTAGTCGTTCCGTCAACATCTATGTTGCCACTAAAGTTTACATTCCCAACAAACGTACCACCACTTGTAGCACTTACCATGTCAGCAACAGTAAATACGTCATACACCACCACAGTCACTTCATCGTTTGTGTTTAAGGCTGACAGACCTGCTATTGTGTTAGCAGTGCTTGTGTTATAGTCTGTTGTTGGTTTTAGTAGAACACCATTGAGATACACATCAACGTATGCACCATCTGTAAATGTTAGAGTAGCACCATTGGCATCTGCTCCACTTACGGATGTGTCACCACTTGAAGCTAGGTATATAAATCTATTTCTTACTCCAAATCCGTCTGTTGATCTTCCTATGTATGGCATTACTTACTCTCCAATGCTTCTATTCGTGCTATTAACTGCTGTATTACAGATATATACATGGCATCTTTTTTAAATAACTTACTTGCTTTTGCAATTCCATCTGCATCTAAAAATTCTTTATCTTTTTCTCTACCATCTTTATCTGTATGTTGTGTAGAATAAACAAACCTATTATCAACAGTTTCAAGTTCTTGTGCTATAAAGCCTATAACATTTTCTTCATTTTGATGTAGTTCTGGATTTTTCCAATTAAATTTTCTTGGTTTGTATTTTTTAAAATCATCAATACTATATGTAAAATCTACTATATCTTTTTTTAATCTTTCATCAGAAATCGAACCAATAGAGGTATCTGTTGCAGTAAGTGTTCCATCACTTGCTATTGAAAAATGTTTAGTAACATTTCCTGCTTCAGCTTTTGTATATAAATCAAGTGTTGCACCACTGTCATCACCTGCATTAGTATCTGAAGTTACAACAGTACCCCCAACAACTGCAACTGGTCTGCCATTTGTCGCACCACCATTAACAGCATTGTTATTATTTGTTAAAGTTAGTCCAGAAAGAAAACCAGTATTATTATCTCTTGCTCCTGCTGTAACAAAACCACCAGAATAAACTGCTCCATCAGTAGGTACATAACCTGAAGCAGTGTCTGATGTGCCTTCTGTCATGGTAGGTCTAAAATAATGCGACCCTGCAGCAGTTATGGTATACCTATCAGTGCCACCACCTTTTATATCTATTTGGTCATCAGTGTCTGCTGTAATAGAACTGTCAGCATCTGCATCTAATATCAACTCTGTGCCATTCATGTCAAGTGTGCTACCTGCTGTAACAGTTCCTGTAAACGTACCACTTGTAGCAGTTAAGTCCTGTGCAGCAGGATGTGTTGCTGTGCTTACTGGTGTGTTGTGGTGCATTACATAAATGTTATTCGTGCCACTTACAGGTGCACCAGTAAACGTCAATGTAGTACCACTGACTGCATAGGCTGTTGTTGGTATTTGTCTTACGTTCTCTACATAAACGGCTACACCATTTGTCGTTGCTGGTTTAGATAAAGTAAACGCAGTTGTGCTACCATTGCCACTAAACGTATCTTTAGTTACAGATGCAAAGTTTGCTGTAGGCGTATTTCCTAAATACGGCATTAAGTGATCTCCATAATAGATAAGCAAACATCCGTTGCACCACTTCCTGTAACTTTTAATAAGTCTGTTGTTTCCATAACAACTTTATTTCCTGCTAACATCTCCAATGACGATCCTGATGGAATTGGTGCATTTGTAATTAACTCTACATCTTGGTTGTTTTCGTCATTGTCACCTGCTCTACTACCTGTATTTGACGACAATGTAACTGTTACAGTAGTTTGACTTGTTGTTGTGTTACCTAACACAAGACCTAAGATAACTGTTGTTGTAGAACTTGCCACAGTGTAAATTATATCTTCCGATGTCACTCCTGCTTTAGTAACTACCTTAAATGTATTTGCCATATTTTATCCTAACGCTATTGCTAATGCTGTTGCTTCGTCAGCAATGACTGTGTTTAATGCAGTGCCATTTACAGTAATCGCATCTGCTTCAAGTGTGCCATCTATATCGGCATCACCACTAATATCAAGACTTGTTGCATCCACTTCACCAGCAACAGTTAATACTCCACTAGCGACTGTCATTAAATCTGTGTCGCCTGTATGTCCTATTGTTGATCCGTTAATAATTACGTTGTCAACTGTAAGTGTAGTAAGCGTTCCAACAGTGGTTACATCACTTGTATTACCAGTGGTTATTACAGTTCCAGTTGCATCTGGTAATGTAACTGTTCTATCAGCAGAAGGGGTTGCGGCAGCTAATGTTACATCGAAAGATGTTCCACCATGTTGAAAAAATTCAATACTACATTCATCGGCTAATGTAAGTTTATTTGGATCAAACGCATAAGATAACCCACCTGAGCCATCTTTTCGTAAACGAAATTCAATACGACCATCTTCAGAGCCATCTGTGGCATCCATAATACGACCATGAATATTTGCATATGTTTGTTCGTTTCCAGCAGAATCATCACCTTTAAAAACAATTGCACCAATAAAATCATTGTCGGCTGGACTTGCACTATCACGAACAATATTAAGTAATGGTCCTGCACCTGAACCATCACCAGTGCCTGTCATAGTTACATCACCAGATGTTGTAAAATTAGTTAAAGTTCCTACAGATGTGATGTTGGTTTGTGCGGCTGTTGTAAGAGTTACGTCAGCTATGTATGTTTTAACACGGCTCATGTCAGCACGTCTGTTTGTGCCACCTCCACCATCATCAACTATAATCTCATCTGAGTCTGCAAGAGCAGCACCTATATCTGTTCCACCATCAATATCTAATGCACTGATGGCAACTTTACCTGCTGTTGATATTGTATCAAGTTTAGTATCAGCAATAGCTGCACTCGATTTTATATCAGCATTAACAATGTTTGTTATTGTATTGTTGTCAGAATCTATACTTTTGTTTGTAACTGTAGCAGTTGACGTTGCTGACAATAATTTAGCATTACCACCAGAACTAGGTAGTGTTAAAGTATTTGATGCACTCTCTGAATGTGGTGCACCAATAAGAGTTTGTGCATGAGCATTTGAACTTTCACAATAGAACTTAATCTGTGATACAGCACCACCATCATTTTTGAGATCAATCAAACCACCTGCAATAAACAAATCATGTGGTATAGACACATGACCACTTGCATCTTCAAACACTGCTTTGTCAGCAGGGTAAGTACAGAATATTGTTCTTGTACCAGCACCCCAATCTACTTTGTTGTCTGAGTTAGAACTTTGTAATATTGTATCCCTAGAAAGAGTTGTACCACTTGAGGTGTAAGTTCCAATTCCAATTTCAAAGTCAGTATTGTCTGTACAACAATAATAAGTAGTATTAGAATTTCCAACGGAAGCAAATGATTCAAAACCAGTTACAGCACCAGCTAAGGTAAAAGTACCAGTGCCTGTTGTTGTACTTGTTTCTTTGACTCTGTCTCTTACAACTAAAGCCATTACTTCAACTCAATGCTCAAGTTTGTTGCGTTTATTCTAAATATATCATTTTGTGCCAAAGTTTTACTTGCATCTAATTCACCTACAAACAGTATGTTACCACTTGAACTTGCGTCTGCGATAATCACATGAGTTATTGTGACATTGCCACTGTCTGTCTTTGCAGGAAACTCAATCGCACTTGTGTTTTTTGCTGTCTGTGTATCCGTTGAATCAGCACCTATTGTTGTCCAACTAGCTGCTGCTACTTGTTGTCTAGCATATCCACCAAAACTTGCTTCTGTTACTGATCCTGTTTCAGCTGCAGATACGGCTGTACACAGTCCAACATATATACTATCTCCAGGACTCGAGAAACTTAGTGAATTATTTTTAAAAAGAAAATGTAATAATCTTCTTTCTAAATAATTGGTTGCTGCATTTGAGGTTGCCATAATTTATCTCCTATGTCCTTGCTCTTCTAGGTAATCCTTGCCTATAAGCATCAGCGTTTTCTCTAGCTTCGCCTAAATCTTTTAATCTAGACAGTTCTTCTATAAACCTTTTTTCATATAATGTCAACATATCTGGTTCACCTTTCATAAATATATACGATTCCAATAAAGAACCATACAATAAAGCACTACGAGCATTCTTACTCAACCATGTTGTTGTCGTATCACTCGATATAGCAGATATGGCAGATGAAGCACCTGTTGTACCACCTGTCACTGTTTCGCCACTCGTAAATGCTGTTGTAGGCACAATAATTGTTAATTTGTTTGTACTATCGTTTTTACTTTGTATTGTAGCCGTAGCACCACTTGATGCACCAGTTATTACTTCATTAACAGCAAGACTAGAAGAAGATGCAACTGTTAATTCAATTGTACTGTCTGCTAAACTTGTTGGTCTATAATAATAGTGTAACTCACAAGTATAGTTACTGTTCGGTGTTGGTGCGAGTATAAAATTATCTACATCAAACCTTGCATAATATTTAGGAACTCCAGTTGTAGAAGTATTAGGATTATATTCTTGTATAAAGTTTACATCTTTCTCAGATAAAAATTCTATATTACTAGAATTTGTTATAGACAAACTAAAAGAAGCTAAATAATCATCAGGCACAGATAAAAATCTATCTGATGATGTTGTAGCACTCGTTACGTTTTTACGAAATACTTCAAAGTCAACAGATTTAAATATCCTATTTTCTGCTGCTCGTATAAATTCTCTAAGATTATTAACAAAAGTTGTTTCAGTATTCTCAGAATAATCTTGTATGGTCGATTTTAATGTTGTTAATGTATACGACATTTAATTCTCCAATGTAGTTGGACCAGCAGAAACACGTCCACCACCTCCATTTTGTGATCCTGCAGTAGCTGTTGCACTAACAGTAACAGAGTATCTATTTGTATCAACTGTAGTGATTGTATAACCTGATGCAGATTCTAATACAGTTGTTGATATACCATCAAACCCAACTACATTTCTAAAACGAACAGTCGAGCTATTAGTGCGACCATGATTAGGTTCAGTAACAGTAATAACTGTAGTTCCTCCTCCTGCCGAACCAGTTTTAAAAGGATTTAAAGGTAATAGTGTTTCTACTGCTGGTTCTGTTCTATCAGGTCTAGGATCTCGTAATGCTTCTACATCTAATACTTGTCTATCTATCTCAAGTTGAGGATGTTTCGCTTCGTATTCAGAAACATGAACAATAGCACCATTCCACTCTTTTATTCGTTCTTTATAAGGGTATCGCATACCACTTCTATCTGAAATAAAATATGCTTTCTTTCCTGAAGAATATGCCATTAAATATACCTACTATGTGGTAAAAGTTTTAAACTTGTTCTATCTCTATCTTCACTTGCTGCCCTATCAAACTCTTCGTCGTAAATAGATTTTAAAAGTTGCGTTCTCTCTGGAGCTCGTTTTAACGAAATATAATAAGCTAATCCTGCTGCAAGACAAGGATAAAAACGGAAAGGCACTTCTAAAGTGTCTTGCATACTATCTGCATCATTCATTCTCGTAAGAGCATCATATATTAAAACATCTGTACTGTTTTCAGGTGTAGGATATAATTTTAAATTAGGAGTAATTTGCCTATCTAAATAAAACTGTGTAGGTCTTCCTGTTGTTGTTTTACTTGGTATTGATAAATACTGATCTCTACCAATTCTAGTCATGTTTAGATCAGTAGAGCTTCTACGAACAACCATTGATAATATATCAATAACATCTGTGCCTAAAGAATAATCATTATCATCAGCCGTTAGAGCCTGAGTTCTTTGTTCAATAGTCCAACGATTTAAACCACGATTAGCCCATTCAGCTAACATTAAATTAAGCGATCTCTTAGCTGTTTTTAAATCGTAACCAGTTCTAACTTCTAAACCACATCGTTCAAATGCTTCTTCGATATAATCATCAACTGCTAATTCAAAATCAGTAGAACCAGATAAAGCCATTTATTCCTCACTATATAAATTATTAAATATTTTATTTACATCTAATGTATAGTCTAAATCAGATTTAGAATAATGTATATGCTGTGATGGTAAAAAATCTGGAGCACCCTCACCTGTTTCAAACCAAGCTGGATGTGTAACTCGAACTCTATTGTTTGGAAGAGCTACAATATTTCCTGTCCACTTACCTGCATCTAATAAACACATTACATGACTTTGTTTATGTTGTGCTGGATCATCTGCTATTTCACTATCAGTATAATCAACAGTAAACATATATTTAGCTGGATAAAACTGTCCATCTATTTTAGCTATCCAAGGACAAGGAGTTGCTCTATTTAAAACATAGACAGAGTGTGTA